CGGCGGCACCCTGGGCGTGACCGGCGTGAAAACAGCAGGCAACGAGACCTACGAACCGCCGTTTCGCGGCGCCATTGTGATCAGCCAGAACGCCACGGTAGCGGCGAGCGAGGCGATCCTCACGCGTATCGTCAAGCTGCACTTCGTGCGCCCCGAGGTGACCAGTGCCAGCCGCGCGGCGGCGGACAACCTCAACCACCTGAGCGCGATGGACGTGAGCCACTTCCTGCTGATGGCCACCAAGGCCGAAGGCGCGGTGATGGAGACGTTTCGCCAGCAGGTGAAGGTGCATGAGGCGGCGCTGCGCGAGCTGAAAGAGATCCGCATCGAGCGAATCATCAAGAACCACGCCCAGCTGCTGGCCCTGCTCGACGCGCTGCGCCTGGTGGTGCCGCTGACCGATCGCCAGCACGCCGCGACGCAGCGCGAGCTCACTGCCATGGCCATTACCCGCCAGAGCGCCGTCAACGCCGACCCGGCCGAGGTGGCCGAGTTCTGGGAGGTGTTCGACTACCTGCAGGGCATCAGCGATGAGCCGATGGTGGACCACAGCAAAAACGCGGGCCTGATCGCCATCAACCTCAACGAGTTCGCCGAGCGCGCCGCCGAGCACAAACAGAAGCTCGCGGACATCGGCACCTTGCGCAACCTGCTTCCCAACAGCCGCAGCCGCAAATTCATCGAGAAAAACAAATCCGTCGACAGCGCCGTGCGCGCTGCCTTCAACCAGCGCAACCCCATGTCCAGCCGCGCCACCACGGTGAAGTGCTGGACCTTCCAAAACCCCGACGCCAAGCGCGGCAACGCTTGATCGGGAAGCAATACCCAACCCCAAGGAGAAGCACCATGCAACTGGAAATAATCCGCGGCCCTGCCGCATCCGGCAAAACCACCCAGCTGCGCCAGATCGCAACGGCAGATGGGCAAGACGAGGGGCACATCCTCCTCGCACACCAATTCACCCAGGCAGCTTTGAAGAGCCGCATCTACTTCCTGGCTTCCCGTGGGGCCAGGGTCGTGTGCATTGACGAATGCAACGAGGAACACATCGAGCTGCTGCGTCGGTTGAGTGCCGCGCTGCCTGACCTCCGCATCCACGCCGCTGTCGCCGCCTGAACAACCCAAGGAGAAGCACTATGCAAAAGCATTTCACCATCACCAACGCTATGCGCGACAAGGTCGCCGACCAGCTCACCATTCAGGCGGTAGCCCAGCACGGCCCGCGTATTGCGGCCGACCTGGCTGCGCTCAATGAACAGTTCTGGACAGCACACCGCGCTGCTGTGGAGGCGCTGCCAGGGCTGAGCAAGAAGCACTGGCCGGACCTGATCCTCGCCGGGGCGGTGACCGCTACAGCCAGCTGCACGCCCAGCTATATGCGGCCGCGCGAGGGTAAAGACCCGCACGAGCAAAAGCTGGTGGCCGTGCACAAGCACTACAAGGAAGACGCGCGCAATGCACTGGTCGCCGGGGTGTTGGGATCGCAGGCGTTCGAAGGCGTCAGCCGCTACCTGGAGCGGGAGCGTTATGAAGGGCATTGGCTCATTGGTTTGAAAAGCCCCACCGGCGGCGTGCCCCGTCTGCATTACATGGAGCGAATAACCGATCCGGCACTGGAGTCGCTTGCCCTGCTGATCTGCTCAGACCTCGCTGGCGTGATTGAGGCCGCCGTCGCCTTCCGTGCCCAGGCAATGAGCGTGCTGCAGGCCTGCCGCACCTCGCGCCAGGTAGAAGACCTCTTCCCCGAAGCCGCCAAGCTGCTCCCGCAGCCGGCGAAGAACAACAAGGCATTGGCGCCGACCGAACTGGCCGCCAGCGTGCGCAACATGCTCAGCCAGGGCGTGCCGCCTGTAGCGGCGCAAGCGTGAGGCGGCGGGCATGAATCACTACGACGATGACGAACCCACCCTGCGCGAACGCCTGGTCATGACCGGCTGGGTCGGCGCCGGCCTGGCCGGCTTGCTGACCGCAGCCAACCACCTGCCGGACCTGTTCCTGCTACTCGCACGCTGAAAACAAAAAGGCCCCGGTGAGCGGCAACTCACCAGGGCCACACCAACCCCAAGGAGAAGCACCATGCAAGTGAATCAACCGAAGGAAGGCGGGACGAAGGCTACCACGCCGGACGAGCTACTACCGTGCCCGTTCTGTGGCCTCGCTCCAGTGGAGTATGACCAGATCGGCTACAGCTCAGTGAAGTGCCACACCTGCAAATTTTCGATCAAGGTGAAGGCCTGCGAAGCTCCACCCTATGCGCCCGAGCTTTGGAACCGACGCTCCGCGCCCATTGTGCAGACCGCCGTCCTCAATGACACAGCTCGCCTCGACTTCATGCTTATGAGCCACCGCAAGGTTGTAGTTGAGCTGATTCCCGGCAAGCGCCATGAGGTCTATGTCGAAGAAGGCTTTATGGCCGACGAGCAATATCCGGCAGTTACCCATATAGGGGGCTGGGATGATGCTTCTACAGCTGCCCAAGAGGTGAAGCGCAAGGCTATTGACAAGGCTATCGCTGCGCAGCAGCAAGGCGGTGCGAAATGAAAACGCCCGCAGAAGTCGGCCAGGTCGCCGAATACCTCATCACCAGCTACTGCACTTCAGTTGAGGCTCAAACCCCGGATGACGTGCGCAAGGCCTGTGAGCTGCTGATCAGCAAGGCCGCGCGGGCCATCGAGAAATACAACGGCCAGGATGTGGCCCTGGATGTGCTCGGGCGCACGTCACGCTACGTCGCGGCGCATCCGATGGAGCCGGAGCCAGCGGACCCGCTGTACCGCGAAGCTGTCGAGGCCGTGATCAATAACCAGCGTGCCAGTACCACGTTCCTGCAGCGTCGCTTCGACATCGGCTACAACCGCGCCGCCCACATGATCGAGGCCATGGAGCGTGAGCGCATCGTTAGCGCTGGCAGCCGCGACGGCGCCCGCGCCGTACGGGTGCTGGAGGTGCCCCATGCTTAACACCACCGAACCCCTACGCCCAACCATGGCCAGCCATCCGCTGGCACCCAGCACCTGCGACATCTGCGGCACCAGTCGCGCGACTCGCAAGCACCAACTCTGCAGTCGCATCCGTCAGCGCCGCTGGGCAGACCAGTGGGCTGCCTACCAGGCCGAAATCGCCGCCAAAAAAGCCCAGGGAGGGCGCCGCTATGCCCGTTGAAATCCGCACCCGCTATACCGGCATGACCTACGTGGCCACCGTACGCGGCGAGAAGAAAACCGCCAGCAACACCATGGGCGCCCGCTGGGCCGCCGAAGCCCTGGCCCGCAAGCTGGACCTGGACCCAACCCTGCTACGCGAAATCCAGCGCGACCTGCTGCGCGGTGGGGTGGAGTTGTTTGTGCATCCAGGTGAGGCCATTGCGAAGGAGGCGCACTGTGGCTGATGAGGTACGCCAGCACATGCTCGAATGCGAGGCCCGCACTTGGTTGCGCAACGGCTACACCACGCTGGATCGCATTCAGGAGCTCACACTGCTGATCGCCAAGAGGCGTGGCCAAGCCTCCGCCGAGCGCCTGGTCGAGGAGATGCGCCGGCAGTGGCGCAGGCGCGCTGAGTGGCTGACCTAGAAATCACACCAACCAATTCGAGGCCCGGCAACTGGCCTTTTTCTATTGCCGTTGGCGGGGTGCCCCTACAGTGCCCCGATTATTTAAAGCGTGGGGACGCATATGGCAGATGGAGTAGAGATCCGCGGGCAATCGCTGCGCGTGTATTTTCGCTATGAGGGCGAGTTGTGCAGGGAGCCGGTACCTGGCGGCAATACGCCTGCGAACCAGGAGCATGCCAAGCGCCTGGTGCAGATCATCGAGTTCGAAATTCAGGCCGGGACCTTCGAATATGCCCGGCACTTTCCAGATTCGGCCAGACTGAAAGAAAACACCTTCGGGCATTACCTGGATATCTGGCTCAGCATTCAGCGCAATAGCGTGGCGGTCACGACGCTGCGCGGCTACAAGAGCAGGGCAGAAGTGCACATTCGCCCGCAATGGGGGCACCGGCAAATCGATAAGATCGACCACCTGGACCTGCAAGAGTGGATCCAGGACACGCTGTCGGCCACGCTGAAGAACAAGACCATCCGCGAAATCATCAGCATCGTCCGGCAGACGTTCCGTCTGTATCGAACCCGCAAGAAGGTGGCCCACGACCCGACCGAGGGCCTGTTCGTGCGGCTGCCCGATGCGGAAGATCCGGACCCGTTCACCCGCGCTGAGATCAAGCAGATTCTCGAAACACCTACCGACCGCACCCTGGAGCTCCTGATGGTGCAGTTCATGCTTTGGGCAGGACCGCGCGTGTCGGAGACGATTGGCTTGGCTTGGGAGGATGTCGACCTCAGAGCCGGCACGGTGACGTTCCGAAGGTCGAAGGTGCGGGGGGCGTATCGGGTGACGAAGACGAGGCGGTCGACTCGCAAGGTGCGGCTGCTCGCGCCAGCGCTGGATGCACTGCGCAAGACAAAGGCCATCACGAGGGGTGGAAAGGCGATCGAGATTGAGGTGGTTGAGCGGGACAATAAGACCAAGCGCAAACACTCGCTGCACTTCGTTTTCCTCAATACCAATACCGGCAAGCCGCACGTCTCCGATTTCAGCGTTCGCGATCGCTTCTTCAAGGCGCACCTGAAGGCGGCGGACGTGCGGTACCGGGGGCCGGGCCAGTGCCGGCATACCTACGCGAGCCAGCTGCTGACCACGGGCGTGGCCTCGATCGACTGGATTGCGGAACAGATGGGCCACACCAACGGAAACATGATCCGGCAGCACTACGGCAAGTGGATAAATGAGGACGGACCGGACGTGATCGCGATCCTGGAACACGCCTTACAGCTGTAGGCCATTCCCAAAGCGTTCCCATCGGAGCGCTTTTTTTATGCCTGAAACGTCGAAGCCCCCGTTCTCCGCTAGGAAAGTCGGGGGCTTCGTGTATTTCGAAAGTGGCGGTGAGGGTGGGATTCGAACCCACGATACGATTTCTCGTATACACACTTTCCAGGCGTGCTCCTTCAACCGCTC